AACAACCACAGCTTCTGATGGCTTGGTTCTCAAGGGCGATGGTAGCAGCACAGACGTTGTAATCAAGAACGGCGCTAACGCTACAGTGGCATCAGTCGCAGATGGTACAGTAAACATTGCTGCTGCGGGTAGTATAACAGCCACAGGAGCGTCAGTAGGCGCGTTGGCTAGAGGTTCTATACAAGTAGGCAACTCGTCAGGTGTGGCTGCACCGTTAGCTAAAGGTGCTGCGGGTACATTTCTAACTTCTAATGGCACAGACTTGTCATATGCTGCTATCAGTACTGGCACACCAAACGTTGTGTTTCCAAACCTTGCATCGCCAAACAACACATACACATCATCAGGCACTTGGTCTAAAGGATCACTAGATGACGATGACTATGTTTGGTTTTATCTTGTTAGTGGTGGTCGAGGGGGTTTAAGCGACAATTACCCATCAACCACCCAAGGAGGTTATGGCGGGGCGGCAGTCCTACTTTATGGACAAGCAGGTCACTTCGATGGTGCGTCCTATGTCATTGGTGCTGGGGGTGTAGGCGGGAACTCTGGTGGCGCTGGCGGCTACCCCGGAGCTACAAAAGTAACTACGACCTCTGCTCAAGGCAGCATTTTGTATCAGCCGTATGATTATACTTGGAACGACTCTTATGCAACAGACATACCAAATAGAATTATGATTAGTACATCCACCAGTATAATAAATCAAACTACCACTTTGGCTTCTGGCCGCACGAAACCCCCTTACGATTTTATTTTTGGTGCTAACAGTGAACCGACAGGCTGGTCTGGCGCAGAAACTACTGGAAATCTTTATGAGTGGAGTAGAGCAGCCTCTGCGGGAAGCGGTTTGTATGCCACCAACGGAATATTTGGCGGCGGCGGCGGTGGGGGTAGAATCCAGTATGGGGGGAATTCTTTTATTCAACCCCCCGGTGGTAGTTTATACGCTGGGGCGGGTGGTACTCACTCAGGTGGGAATGGCGCGGTCCCGGGAGGCGGTGGTGCAGGCAACTCATCAAACGGTCAAGCTGGCAATGGCGGTGCAGGAAATTTAAGGGTTTATCATGTCTAAAATTTGGTACGATAAAGTAACTGGGTTAGGCGCAGTGTTTGATGATGCAGAAGACATGTCAAACTGGCCTGATTTTCAAGCTGACGCAGTGGCAGCATCAGCAACGCAAGTCAGAGCGCAACGTGACGCATTACTAGTAGCGTCTGATAGTATGGCACTAGCTGACCGCATCACAGACGAGTGGCGCACCTACAGACAATCGCTGCGTGATGTGCCAGCGCAATCTGGGTTTCCCACAAATGTTACTTGGCCCGTTGAGCCTAGCTAATGGCAGATATAGATGAGCGTGTTTCCGCGCTAGAAAAGGATGTTGTGGCTTTGCAAACAGAGGTAAGAATCCAATTTAAGGAAGTCTTTACTAGGATCAAGCGACTTGAGGCTGTGCTTATAGCTACATCTGGTGCAACAATCATTATGCTGTTAACAATTCTTAGTCGTATGGGGTAAGCATGTGGTACACGTTTTTGTTCTTATACTATATATAGGCATAGGATCAGAACGTGCGGCAATAAGTACTGATTTATACTTTAAAAGATTAGATATATGTAATTGGTACGCTGAACACTTAGTTAGGCGCTTCGGGTATCCCGAAACAAGAGATTATGGTACAGCTTATTGTGTACCCAAGTCAGTTAACCCTAATGAGGTAACAGTATATGATTGATCCTGTTACAGCTTTTGCAGCAGCTAACGCAGCGTTTAAAGGCGTAAAGATGTTGGTCGGCGCTGGCCGTGAGATGCAGGACGTTAGCAAGCAGCTTGGGTCGTGGTATTGCGCTGTTGCAGACATAACCAAAGCGGAGTCTCAGCGCAAAAATCCAACGTGGCTAGATAAGAAAACGCATGGAACCGATAACATAGAGCAAGAAGCTATGGATATTGTGATCCGCAAGAAGACCCTTTTAGAAAAAGAAAAAGAAATTAAGTTCATGCTGGACTATAGGTTTGGCTTGGGGACTTACGACGAGATGCTGGGTATGCGCCGTAAGATACGTGCTGAACGAGAAGAAACTGTATATAAGGCTATGGAAGCCAAACGCCAGATACAGAATAACATGGCTATAGGTGGATTAAGCTTGGGTATATTGTGTATGCTAGGGGGTGGTATGTATTTAATAATGTTGGCTACACAATGATAAATGCGTTAATACTGTCGATGACGCTTGCAGGAGTTGCTAATCCCACTCATGTGCAATGCCACCTGTGGAAAAGGTTTACAGATGGAAATGGGCAGAAAGTTTGTGTATACAGATTTACAGCGGGGTACGGTGGCTTGGGATACCACTACCCCACTAAAAACTTTTCTGAATGTCCCAAAGTATTTAGTTGTCTTTATGAGAAAAAGGACAAACGCCCTAGTTTGTCAGAAATATTAGATGGCCTGAAAGGGGGTTTCTAATGACTATGGAAAAGTTTTTGGCGTGGAAAATTATGCCTCGACTTATGATGTTGGTAATGACGATTATGTATATTCGTGTGATTGAGTGGTTTATTTCGTTACCGCAAGATGTTGTTAGTACGCAGGCTACTGCGCTGACTGCAACCGTAACCGGCGCTATGACAGGCGCGTTTGCTGTATGGCTAGGATCAGAAAAATGATAACGCTACTAGGCAGTTTATTAGGTTTTGGTAGTTCATTTCTGCCAGAGGTTCTTAATTATTTCAAAGCAAACCAAGCGCAAAAGCATCGTATAGAAATGATGCATATTGAAACGGAACTAGCGCAGAAACGGTCTGAGATGAAGCTGGTTGAGCTAGACAAACAAGCTGACATTGAAGAAACGAAAGGGTTGTATTTACATGACAGTTCTATCGACGCTGGAAGTTTTATCAACGCCTTACGTGGGTCCGTTCGGCCCGTTATCACTTATATGTTTTTTGCTTTATTCATTGCCACAAAGGTCGTGATTATGGTGAAGGTCACACAAGCTGGCGGCGATTGGATGCAAGCTGTTGACAAAATGTGGGATACAGAGACAGCCGGACTTATGAGCGCAGTCTTAGCATTTTGGTTTGGAAATCGTGCAATATCTAAATATGCGGGGAAATAAATATGAACTATAAAATGGAAACATTAAGAAGTTTGTATAGGGATGGGGACGATGGCCCTATGGAAGCTAAACCTCACAGACAACCTAGATCAAATACAACTCCCGCAGCTAGTTCCCCGTCAACCCCTAGTCAAAACCCTAGCGTTTCTAGAAACAAAGTAAAAACCGGCAGAGGTAAAACTACAACTCAAACATTTACTTCCGCAGAACGCGCTGAAATTTTAAGGAAGTCTAGGGAGCTTAGGGAAAAAAGTAACAGATGACTGCTAACACAGTAGTAGAACTACCTGTACTATCTGAGCTTGATAAACAGTTTGTAGCTTTAGAAACGCAGCAACAACAGATACAAGTCCAGAAAAAACTAATAGAGGAATATAGAAATGCAAAAAAATTGGGGTGAGTTTTTTAATATGTTAATTGCCCATGAAGGCGGTTTTACTGATGATGTGCATGATAGCGGAAATAAAAAAGGTGATGGTCACGGCAATCAAGGAAGTACAATGTTAGGTGTTACCGCTTACAACTGGGCTAAGTACACAGGCAAACCAGCACCCATAGATGTAATGAAAACTTTAACCGTTGACGATGTTATGCCGTTGTACAAATCAAATTATTGGGATGCGATTAAAGCGGACGATTTACCTAACGGGGTTGATATTAGTTGTGCAGACCTTTGTGTAAACGCTGGCCCTAGGCAAGCTGCTAAGATACTGCAACGTGCTATTGGTTCTAAACCAGATGGTAAGATTGGACCTAAATCTCTTGCAGCTGTAGCAGAACACGATCCAAAAGACATATTACATAAATACTACGATGGGCGAGAAAGTTTTTACAGATCGTTAAAAGACTATAAGCGTTATGGTAAGGGCTGGTCGCGTAGAAATAAAGAAACTCTAGAAAAAGCTATGGAACTAGTTGATAGCTAAAAGGACTAAATAATGGCCGGAGTAAAACTACAAAAGTTTTTTGGTAAAGCGCCAAAGATTGCGCCCGAGTTGTTACCTGACAATGGGGCGCAAGTAGCTACTAATATTAAACTTTATTCTGGCGATCTTATTCCGTACCCTACACCTGTTATTGTAGATAACACTCAACGTGCCGGAACCATTAAACGATTACATGCTTTAAAAACTCCTGTTCCGACTACAACTACTAATTATACAGTGACAGTAGCATCTGGAACTAACTCTTATGGCACAGGTAATAAATTTTATTTAAATGGAGTTGTTAGCCCAACAATAAATTTTGTAGCAGGCACTACATACGTATTTAACCAATCAGATGCTTCTAATAACACTCATCCATTAAGGTTTAGCACTACAGCCAACGGCACACACGGGGGCGGAAGCGAATATACTACAGGCGTAACTACGTTTGGAACTGCTGGTCAAGCCGGTGCGTATATTCAAATTACTATAGCTACCGGTGCGCCTACACTATACTACTATTGTGTAAACCATAGCGGCATGGGCGGAACTGCCAGCATATTAAATACTAATGAATTAAACTGGTTATCGTGGCCTACAGATGTTGACATTGCTACGCCATCAGGCTCGACAGATGCAGACGAGCAGCGGTTCTACTACACAGGAGACGGTGTACCAAAAGTAAGCACTTATGCTTTGGCAACAACTGGGTCCGAGCCGTACCCTGTAGATTACTATGATCTTGGGTTGCCTTTACCTACGGCTGTTCCTGCTGCTGCAGCTGCAAG